TGCATCTAGACCATGCACAGCTTTCAAGTCGTGAGAAAGTTCCATTGAATACTCGGCCTTTAGAGCACGGGTACGAGCAGTAACGGTAACTTTCTCGATTGAGAATGCCATTTCTTGGAAGGTGTTACCAACAGCACCATCACCAAGAGCTTCAGCAGAACCGGTTGTCATTGCAGCAACAGCGGCCGCATTGCTAAGGAATGTTTCTGTTGTGTTAGCAGCGATAGAAAGAGCAGTCAACTGACCAGCAATCGCAGCGGTCACGGCACCATTAGCGCCAGAGTGCTGTGTGTTAGCTTCGTTGAAGAATGCTTCTGTACCACCCTGACCAGCATAACGGGTACGCATTGCGAAAATCAAACCGGTAGGACCAGTCATTGGCTGAACGCCGCAAACATCATACGCGATTAGGTTAGGCAATGAACGACGAACCAAGCTGATTAGAATTGGATCGAAACCAGCGGTTGGACCTGCAGCGGCTGAACCACCACCAAAACCACCTGTACCAGCAAAGTTTGTTGGTGGACCGGCTTCGTACAACATACCTGATGTTTTTTGCATCTCTTGAGCTTGATTCTCAAGAATAACTGCGGTAACAGCTTTGCGGTATGGATCTTTAATTGGGGCCATGTCTGGATGATCCAGAACACCTTCCCACTTCTTTTGTAGGCCTTCGGACAAATACATTTTTATCTCCTTGTTTTACTAATTAAATTCTTGTTTTTGAAATTGCTTGGGCAACAGCAGCGACCATTGGATCAACATACTTGTCGTCTGTGCCTTCTAACTCTTCATGCAACTGTTGTCCATCAGCACGTTTGGCGCCAGATGGGAAATAGTTCTCACGGATTGTCTCAAGTTTAGTTGTGTATTCGTCCTCTGTGGAGAATTCAACACTCTCTGCGAGTGTTTTGATTTTTTCAACTTGAGTAGCAATGAGACCTTCACATACAGTATGAATGATTTCAGCTTTACGAGCTTCAACCAATGCCTTCTTGGTTTGAATACCACGTTCGATTTCTTCATTGAGAGAGGTTTCTAGTTCTTCAACTTTAGAAGCCAACTCATCAACTAGATCAACTTTTTCGGCAGGAACATCAATATAGTGTTCTGCAAATAGGTTGCGTAGACCTGAAATGAACTCTTCGGTAATTTCAGAACGCAGACCTTCTTGAATAGCAATTTGATTTTCTTCCATCCATTGCTCAACAACATATGAAAGATAGTCATCAACCTTTTCTGTTAGGTCATCACGAATGGATTCAACTGCCTCTTCGAGCATACCAGCATAACGGGTTTCTGTTTCTTCTTCAATTTGGGCAACACGGTCAGAAACACGCGCTTCAAAAATAGTAGAAACTTTTTCTTTAAATTCTTCTGAGATGGTAGAATCGTCAGCAAAGAGAGCGTCAACATCCTCTTTCATCTTTTCTTTCATCTTCATTTTCTTCATCATTGCTTTGTCTTCGGCTTCATCACCGTGCATTTCAGCAATGACTTCATCTTCATTTTCTGTTTCTTCCATTTTTGAAGAAGCAGCAGAAGGTTTAGTTGTTGGTGCTGCAGCACTCTTTGATGATGGGCTAATTTTGGCAGAATTATCATCATTCTTATAATTCTGTGGGGTTGGACCACCAGCATCATGTACCTCAGCTGGAATTTTTTCTGGAGGCATTGCTGTTGCAGCACTCTTACTACCTGCAAGAATTTCTGCGGCTGCCTCAAATAGTTTGTTTGATGCCATTAGGAATCTCCTTATGATTTCTTATTTATAAAATTAAAGTTTTCTGATGAAATTTTCAAACAAGTTAAGTGCAACCTGTTCAATATCTTTTCGTGATGCTTGTTTGATTTGTCTTTTTGCATTATCGATGTCAATTTCAACAAAGCGACCTTCAACAAACAACCATTCTTTATTCTCCATGATGCCATTAACAAAGGCTCCTGGTGCCGATGGATCGGCAACAATGTCAGCAGCGGTTGCTAAACGGAAATCATCTTGAACAATATTGTAACCCTCTTTGGTGGGTTGTAATGTGCCCATACCACGGGAAGATACTCCAAGGTTAACACCTGAGTCCATGAAATTCTTAACAATTTGCCCGTAAGGTGTATCAAGTATCAATGCCTTACCGATGAAAGATTCACCGTTGTCGGTAAGTTCTACAATCTTATGTGATACTCTTTCAAGATTGATAGAAGGTGTATCTGGATGACCTAGTTCACCTAGAGCACGGTTTGTTTTTACATATTCTTCGTTGTAACGACCAACTTCTTTACTCAGAATGTCTTTCGTATACATGCGGTTGTTCTTGTTTGGCTTGTCATAAACAAGAAATGGACCAGTGATGTAAAGGTTCTTCTTGCCACTTTCGGTGGCTTCAGTAAGGTACTTTACCTCTTCGATGTTTTCTCTAATTAGTTTCATTAGTATGTTTGTCCTGTATATGGATCTACGTTGTATGTCGCAGTCTTTGATACATCTATAATAACACAACCACCAGTAATTATTTGGACTGAAAGGTTACCTGTTGCAGTATTTGCAACTGAAACTCCAAAATCATCAAGACGCATTTCGCCTGTGCCTGACAATTTAAATAGTTGGGCACCATCTCTAGTAATTTCAATGCTACCGTTAGTTGACCAATTTAATCTACGAATACTGATAGCACTAACAGTTTCGTTTGTTGGATTAGCTCTAAATTGAGTCAATGCAAGATTTGCTGTGCTAACATCTACACATCTAACAATTGAACCACCCTTTATGGTGTTTATAATTTCGTATGCCATGTTATCTTATTCCCATTGAGGTACGGCGTCTAAGGGACATTTTGCGTTTGAACAATGTTCTACGCAACTTTGATTTACCCTTTGTCTTCCAGTATCGTTTAAGTTTTCTAGCCTTCTGTAACCTTTGTATTGTCGGTATTCTAACAACTCTATTACCCGACAATCTATAACCTTTAATAGAAGATTTTCTAATGTTCTTCTGAACAACAATTCTGCCTTGCTTGTTTCTACGAATTCTACGGCGAATCTTAGTGATTCTGCCCATCTTCATTACATTAGCTTCGTCTAACTCTTCTTCGACCCACTCATATGTATCATCTACCACGGCAACTTTTTCTGCCTCTAATCTGGCAGCAATCATCTCTTCAAGGCGTTCAAAAATTAATTCTCTCGCCTCAACCAACCTGTTCTGTGCAATTAAATCTATAAATCTCATTTTGCGTGTTTGAAAGCAAAATCAGCAGCCTTCATCAAATGATCTGGTGACTTATGTACCATATCAGCAAACTTCTTCTTGTTATCATCACTCAATGCTTTATGCACTTGAGTAATTGCTGATGCAGTAAAGTGATCTACCTTACGAGTATGACCTGAAGCAAACTTAACAGACTTTGCCTGTTTATCATTTACAATCTTATGTAGTGTATCCATTACTGCTTCTTCTAACTCAACTTCTTCTGCCTGAATTGGTGCATCCATACCTGCACCGTACTGATACGGTACAGAAAAATATTTCTTCAGTCGTTCATTGTAATACAAAGCAATTCTAGTACCATCTGGATACAAACGAATTGCTTTGCGTTTAATAACTAGAACTACTGGTGGATCTTTATCTTCTTGTAGAACAATTGGCTCATCGGTAACTTCTTCTACATCTTCTCTTACTGCCCTACGAGCCTGATTGAAAATCTGTTTGTTATTAGAAACCAAATCTACCATGCGATTAAACATATTCTGTAAAATTGCACGGTCAGCATTGTTGAATACAGGCTTTTCTTCTTGCATCTTATCCAATATCTTATGGATGCGTTGCAACTGTGCCTTGTTAACAAGACCAGCGCGAACAAGAGCATCAAACTTTGAATAGTCTGACTTCTCTTCTTCAACGATAGATTTGAATTCTAATAAAGATTTCATATAATTTTTTTATTTCTTTACATTTTTATATGCGGGCTGATTTTTTAATTTGTGATACAGCTTTATCATGGTGTGAAAAATCATCAACATCTCTATAATCATCTTTACCTTGAGGATTATGATAAGCAGTATGTGTATTTTCTTTTTTGTTATGAACTACATAACCAATTTTCTTTTTACCATTATAAACTCCGTGTTCGGATTGTTCTTCATCATCATATTCTTTTTTAACGGTAACAGCTTCATCAAGGTCTTCTACTTCTTCTTCTACTTGAATACCACCAAATAGTGTAGAAGCAAGTTCTTGTTTGCGGGCATCTAGTGCCTCAAATGCCTTTGCAGACAACATATCGGACATTGTTTCCTTGGCACCAAGCGCATCGCCGGTTGCAATTTGGTTAATAAAATTTGCCATATTTTTCTCCTATTATTTCCTATTTATATTGAGAGCAGACTTCTCTACCGAATTATCTAATTCTGGTGTAAGAGATTCTGAATCTTGCTTCTCATAAGTGTTATCTACTGGTTCTGCATCACCACCAGTTTGACCTTGTTGCTGGTCACCACCAGGTGGTGTGATTGGACCTTCTTCTTCAATCTCTTCTTCCATCTTTTCAATTTCTTCATCGGTCATTTGAAGAACATTCTTTTTAACCCACTTTGCAGAGAAGTAACGGCCAATAAATGGTTCCATCATTGTTGCGGTATTGACTCTCTCACGCATCAATTCGGCATCACGCATTTCAGTAAAGTTATTGTCTTTAATGAAGTCATAGTAAATCTCTTCTCTGAATTCATCCCATTCTTCACTGGTACAAATACCTTTAAGGACTAATTGTGTGCGAAGTGCATGGTCAAAAATCTGTGCAAACTTATTGCGTAGTCTTTGAACAAACTTAGAAAATTTAACTTCATCACGGGTAACTTCTGTTGTCTTACCAACACCCATCAAACCACCGTCATTAGGCTCTAAACGAGAAACAGGAACACTTAATGCATTCAACAGTTTCTTTTGGAAGTATTTTACATCTTCCATCTCACCTAAGTTTTGACCAGCAGGCAATGTTGTAATCTCAGTACCTTTACCGCCTTCACGGCGCGGCAGCCAGAAGTCTTCAAGCATCGATAAGTGTTTACGTTCATCACGAACTTCACCAGTTGATGCATCATATACTAGCTTATTGCGATACTGAATCATAATAGAACGGATGTATTGTTCTGCTTTACCTTTTGGTAAGTTACCAACATCAATATAGAATATGCGGCGTTCAGGTGCTCTTGAGATACGGTAAATAACTACTGCATCTTCAATCATTCTTAGTTGATTGAGTGCCTTGATTGCTTTGTGCAAATATGAAATGACGAATACATTTTTTGCATCCATCAAACCTGAGTTTACATTAATGATTGCCTCAGGTGCGATACGCAAACCTTGTGTTACGTTTGCACTAAATGTTTGTGTTGTTGTGCCACGGTCATTATAGACATAGTATTCAGCCAACGATTTGATGATGTTGGCACCAGTTTTTACATCACGTTCTTTGTGAATCTCACGCACCTTACGAATCTTGCGTGGGTCAATGTAACGTAACTCTTGAATACCGTCTTTAGGTTTTGTATCATTGACAATAACATGGTAATAGATACGACCGTCAATGTACCAACGTTTGAATAAATCGTCGGCAAGATTACTGAAGTTCAACATCTTTTGGATGTTTTTAAACTCATCAATAATTTTTTTCTTAATTGCTTCTGGTTGCTTAAGATTATCAACTACAATCTTGACAATCTCACCTTGTTCGGTATGACTAATTGCTTCATTAACAATTTCATCAATTGCCATATCACACTCTGGGTGATTTGACATTTCACGGTAACGAGTGATAAGTTCAATCTCATTACGAACAGAACCATCTAAATCAACATAAGTGCCGTAATGGGCATTCTGTGTGATAGTAACCGCACCATCATCAATCGCCTCGGTCGGAAGAGTAAAAGAGGCCTGTTCAGGTTTTTCGTCCCGAACAATGTCCTTTTTACCTAGAGTAAAACCAAATAGTTTCAAACCTGCCATGTATATATCATCCTAAAAAGTAAAAAGGGAGGTCGAAAGGACCTCCCTTTCATCAAGCTACGTTATCAGCTACTGATTCCCACCACTGGTAGGAAAGAGTAATTGTAAACTCTTCAATAGTGTCGTTTGAACCCCAATCAACATCAATTGGTGATACATCTTGTGGGAACATACCTAGAAAACGGTATTTCTTAAGTGTATTACCTTGTTTGCCGTATTGAGTAACGTCAGCATCAACAGTATATCCGCCAGGAGCAAGAGCTAATGGGTTACGGACATTAAGACTGTGACTATTGATACCATTCAACCAACGCTCGAATGCATTACGAATCACAAAGTCTTCATCATTGATAATTGTAATTGTCCAATCTTGGAAGGTTCTGTTACCCGCAAACTTCAATTCGCGGCCAAAGTATTGAACAGGTACAACACCAACGGTAGAACCAGGCAACTGAGCCGTCTTACACATAAAGGTCAGTTTCTTCTGTGCATCTCCAGACTGTGAAAAGCCAGGAAACGGCATACTCACCTCAAATAGATTTGGGCGAGCACCGTCTCCTACCATTTGAGAGCGGAATTCGTTTACATTAAATGCCATTTATATTCTCCTATCTCTCTTATTTATTAGAAACGGCCGACAATTTCATCAAACGAAACACCTGTTCTTACTGCAACAAAGTTAAGTTGGATGAAGTTGACTGAGCGTGCTGGTTTGATGTAAATATCACCAACGAAACGGTTGCTGTCAATAACTTCGGCTGTGTTGTTTGAATCATCGCAGACTACACGGAAGTCGGTAAGACCACGGCGACCTTGAACATCACGCAAGTAAGGCTCTACTAGGTTTACAAACTGTGCGCGAGTAAACTGGTCATTAAATTCAAACAGAGAGCTGCGTGAAGCACGAGCAATTGTCTTCTCTAGAACAATGAACAGACGGCGAACATTAATACGATCAAATGCTGATGGACGATTTAACATTGTCTTATCGCCAAACAGAACTGTACCTTCACCTGGGAATGTAACAACAGGGTTGATACCTTGAACATACAGGTTATCACGGTCTGTTTTGGTTGGGTTAAATGCCAACTTGATAACATTCTTAATGATACCGCGGTTTAGACCACCTGGTGAGTACCATGGATCACGTTCTTGGTCGGTACGAGCGCAAACACCAGCAATGTCACCGTTCAATGGTACCCAACGATATACATCTGTGTATCGGTCGTATTGGTATTTGTAACCAGAATCCATGAATGCATATGAAGAACTTGTCAAACCTGCACGATGTGAAAGAATGCTTGTTACTTCTGAACCTGCATTGTTAACTACACTGGCTTTCAATGGTGATAAGAACACCATACAATCTTTGCGAGATTCAACTAGTGAAATCAAACTTGCAGCGACAGTTGCATTACCTGGACCAGAAACTAACAATGATACATCAACTAAATCAGGATTTGAGAAGAAGTTATATGCAGCAGTAACTTCTGTGTTACCAATTGTACCATCTGCACCAGCACTCATTGATGCAGAGAATGGTGTATTAATATTGGTAAATGTCTTTGCAGAAGAAGTAGTTCCCCAGTTTGATGAACCTGGTTGATGACCTAACCACCAAACATACCGAGACTGGCTGTTGATAACTGTTTTATAGTAGTTTGCAGAACCATCATTGTTAATGGCATCAGATGCTTTTGAAACAAATGAGTATTTTTCAAGAACGGTATTTGCAATACCACCAGAGAAATCACCATCTTCATCTACAACGATAACATGCATTTCATCGCCTGAACCGTTTAGAGCAGAAACATAAGATGAAGTTGATGGTGCAACGCCAAACTGGTCAGCATATTGCCACTTACGCAGAATTGGAGCACCAACAGAAACTGTACCTGGTGCAGTTGCAACCATAATTGCAGTTGCGTTAACTTCTGTAACACGAATGTATGTTGAACCACCATCAACAGAAATCAAATCGTTGTTGGCAATATTTACTGCCGCATTTACGGCACCGTTAACATTAATTACAGTAGCACCGGCTACAACAGCATTAGCTTTTAAACTATCAGTAACAGTTACGTTTGAAGAAAATGCCTGTGAACTTGGGCACATAGAAATACGCAAAGTATTACCTAGAGCACCAGCATACCGAGCCGCAAATGGACCGTAAGCTGTGTTGGTTGCAGTTTCACGGTTTGCAACATAGTCATCTGAATTCTTAATCAGAACACCGGTACCGTTTGCTGTCGAGTTGTTACTTGATGATGTGTTTGCTGCACGAACAACTTTTAGATTGTTAGAATACGCTAAGAAATTAGCAGCAGAGAACCAGTATTCATAATTTGTATTGTCTGGTTGTCCGAATCTGTTAACGAGATTTACCTCGCTAGAAACGGTAACCACTTCACCAACTGGACCCCAGTTGAAATTTCCAGCAATACCGCCAATTGAGGTAGCGGTTGAAGGGACAATTGTAGTCAGGTCGATTTCTGATACATTTACCCCAGGTGATAGCTGAAATGCCATGGATTTCTCCTTAGTTATGGGTCAATTTTTTCTTTATACACTATTTAGTTTTTTACAGATTTGAAGATAGGTAACCTGGTGGTATTTGTTTAGGTTCTTCTTTTGTCCAGGCGTCTCCGCCATCTACTTCATATTCATCTTCTAATCCGTCAGACATGAAGCCGAAAGGAATAACATCTTCTTCAATCTGTTTAATTCGTTCTTGGTACATTGCTTCACGAACATTGATATCGTTTAAATCTTTGAAATATGGGTTAGTTGTCAACCAACTAAACAACACTAGAGGCATAACTAAATCATCGTGGTAACCATCATCTGCCTCATAAGAACCACGGTGTTCAATAAAAGTTGATAACTCTGAAATTACATCTGCATCTTGAATCAGTAGTTTCTTCTCTTCTACCAGAGATTTAAAGGTGAAACAACCAATTCGTTTTACTCTCTTGTCTGTCACAACACCAAAACTTGTTCTACCGGCACCACCAAAACCACCAGTTACACGCTGGCCTTTACCTGTTTTTGTAACATAAAGAATGTTTTCATACTCTAGTTCAGACTGCAAAATATATGCAACCTGTTCACTGGTATTGACCTCAAGTAGAACGTATGCATTGTTGAAGTCTTTTGCCACCTTATGTATAACAGACGGGTAAAGCATCGGTGCAATCTTGTTGTCTCTGAATTTGCCTACCAGTTTGTATGGAACTTCAGTAATGTCTACGATTACAAATGCCGAGTAGTCTCCACCAACACCTTGTGCGGTGTCTGCAACGATAACATATGCGTGAGGTTTCTTGACCAGTTTTTCTTCATCATCCCTCTCAGCCTTGATTGGGTATTCATACAAGTCTAACCCGTCTTTAGTATAGACCATCGGGCAGGTAGACATATACTCAATGGTTGCTGAGTCAATTAATGTTAACGAAGAGCCCAGAAACTTGCAAAGAACCTCTTGGTTATACTTCAATTCGCCAAGTTGGCGTTTTTGTTCAAGTGCCCAAGCTTCATTACGACCTGGAATTCTATTATATGGAATAAACAACGGTACAAAGTCGTTGTTCTTGTTCATCGCATCGTTCCAAAATTTCCAAAAGTGGTTATAACCTAGAGGTGTCGATGTAATGAGAATCTTGGTTGTTTGACCAGCAGAAATGACAGGGTAAACCGCAGTAAAGAATGCTTCAGCAACGGTGTTTGGTATGATTGCGGCTTCGTCAATATACAGAAGGTTAACCGATTTACCACGAATACCTTGTGCAGTTGTCGCAGCAGTAAAGACAATAGAACCGTTTTCTAGTTCAACGTCACCTTTGTTCCATGTTTTAACACCTTGTTGCATCCATACAGGCAAGTTTTCATACATCAATTGGTAACGAGATATAATTTCTCTTGCGGTTGATGCCTTGTTAGCCAGAATAGAGACTGTCTTAGATTCTTGAAAGAGTGTGTACCAAAGAATGTATGCCGCTGAAGTAGAAGTCTTACCTTGCTGACGGCCTTCCATAATGATAACCTTTCGGTTCTTATGGATTACATCTAACTTTTCTTTCTGGCAATCGTATAGTTTGAACGGTTGAAGACCATGGTCGAGTGTTACGATATAACAATAGTTGTCAACAAAGTATATTGGATCGCTGGCACACCTAGCAAGCTCTAATACTTGTTCTTGCGTATATGAAATTTTGACTTCAGTTCTTTTTAGAGAACTGTTGCCCATATACCCCGTATCACTCATAGCATCACTTTAGAATGCTACGCAACATCCATGCAGATTTTTGTTGTCTACCTAATACATCTTGTAAGAAATTAGATACAGCGGGTTCACCTGCTTGGTCAGCAGCAACAATACCGGCACGAAGATGCACAATTAAACGGTCATTATCATTCTTAATTTCTAACAACATAGCCAATGCAGAAGGCACAGTAGTTGCATCTTCAATATCAGCAAGTTCAAGGAACCTTGTAAATGAACCTGGCACATAAGAATCTAACTGTCTAATGTGCTCTGCGATATCATCAGTCTGTTCCCAAACTTGATTATAGAACGAATCAAGGAATGAATGATACTGTGGAAAACTAGGACCTTCAATGTTCCAATGATAGTTGTGTGCCTTTAAATACAAGGCAAAATTGGTTGCAAGAATAACTTTGAGTTGTTGAATTAATGTTTCCATAGTGACCTATTTATTATCTCTAATTTGTTTAAGTAAATCTGCTGTTGAACCAACAAAAACTGCTTTCTCTACTGTGATGTTACCACCAGTATTTTCTAATTGAGGCTTTAAATCTTTTCTTCGTTTCTGTAGTTCTAGTAAATCTTTATTTAAGTCTGCCATTGTCTTCATCAATCCTGCAACAACCTCATAAGCTCTAGGGTGTTCTGATTCTTTTGAAACTTGCAGAAGGTTATCTACTGCAACATTACCTTTATCAATCAAGTTTCTGATATTCTTACGGGCATAATCAGTATCTGAATCTACAACATCATCTTCAACGGTAACCAATTCGGCAGTTTGAACAGGTTCGATTGTTGTTGATATTGGATCCAGGTCAAAGATTTCTGATAACTTTTTATCTGTCTTGCTCATATTAATGTGTTAGGCCAATCTGTAAATGTTTCTTCAAATCCATACGGACCATTTCCGTTGGCAGTTGATGGTTTAGGGGTTACAATAATTGCAACAGCCTTTGTTGGTGAATTGTCTACTGTTGAAATCTTAAAGGTTGCATTTGAGTAGGCACCTGTTATCAAATCGTTTACTACTACTCTCTTGTTCAAATCTGTTAGAACAAGAACGCCAGTTGATGTATTACTGAAATACAAAACTTTACCTGTAACACCTCTTGCATCAACAAAAACATCTTCACCTGTGGTATAGACGCCTTTTCCAGTTGCAAAGTTTACATAGACCTTTTGTGCATCTAAGTTGGTCGAATCAGTATATATGTTACTGTTTGCCTGAAGAATAAGTTTGCCACCTGATGGGTTGATAACTGGTGGCCAGATATAGGCCTTTGCGGTGAAAGTAAGATTCCAAATAACAGTTCTTGTGTTATACAGTTCACCTTCATAGTCAACCTCAGGTGTTACTGAATTCAGAAGAACAGGCATATCATAGACCTGATCCATCTCTTTGATGAAGTCTATAGTAACAGTAAAGTCTGGTGTAAAGTAAGGCAGTATTTGTTCTAGTATCTGTGTGCCATCTTCTGTGTTGCGAACATAGATTGATAGACTGAAATCGAAGTTGTATGGAATAGGTACATATTGTGTTCTCAAACTACCAGCACTAAATCCAAAATTCTGTAATGTTGTCTGTTGTTTTCTACCTGTATCATATGAAATACCTTCTAGATTGAAACTCATTCTAGGCAAAGTAGTTGCAATTGATTTTGTCAGAGTTGGATCACTATTGATACGAACCAAATACTTTTCTTTAGGTCCATAATTTAATGGTACCTTTGTTGTTTCGTGTGCTGTCAACCCATCTTTTGAGTAACGAGTTAATACAATCTCATTAAACATAGAACCAAATCCAACAACAATTTTGCGGATAGTTCTGTTATAGAAGTGTGCGTTATGTAACATTAAACCTCACCAAATGGGTTGCGTTCTGAGAAGTCAATAACATCATCTGCTTCACCTTCTATTCTATTATTGTCAACAACATCTTCGAATGAATTATCCATCGTGGCAGTATCGGAAGTTGTAGATACATTCCAAATTGCATTACTTGTATTACCTTTTATAACTGTGTTGGCTGCAAAAGTACCAGTTACACGGTAAACATACAACTGAGAACCTGTAACATAATTATGAACAGTTGCCACAGCAGTTGCAGTTGCCACATTTGCGCCTTGATATACTATCTCATCAGGCACATAAGTTCCAGAACCACCTGCTCTTAGTGATATAAGTGTTCTTGGGTATGCGTCTTTAATTTGACCGTCAATCTCTGCATTACCAGTAAGAACAAGTTCATTAGAGAATACCCATTGTTTCAATTTCAATGCATACACATAGACATTACCGCCGCGGCCGCGACCTAACGTGTAATACATTGCCTGATTGTTTTCGTGTTCTACAAAGCTAATCTCAAAGAAATTCTGTAACAACGGAACATAAATCAAATCACCTTCATTTGGTCGGCCTTGATTTACTGTAAAGGCAAATCTACGGCGAGATACAAGGAATGTCATCTCATCACGAATCTCAAGACCAAACTTCGACATGAAGTCGCCTTCACCTTCCATACCTGTAACATCTTCAAGGTACATTTCAAGTGGATAGGCTGCTGTGTATTGCTTTAGTGTATCTTCACCATACAGCATATCAACCTGGTCACCAGTGCTTCTCGGCATATAGTAAATGTCCATGCCATAGATTTTCATTGCCTCAATAACAAGGTCTTCCACCAGCAATTGCTCGCTGGTGATTTGATTTATTGGAAAGTTATTGAAATAGAAATTAGTAGCCACATTAACCCATCATAATTTCTGTAGGTAACGCATTAAGATTATACATCTCTTCTTCTAACTCTTTAATTTCTGCAACAGCTTCATCAAATATTTGCTGACCGTTTAGTGTCACACCGCCTGGCATTTGTACGCCTGCAAATTTTTTCAGATTAGAACCCCATTGTCTTTTAATCAATGCAGCACCATATCTCTTAAGAAATCTATCGTTCCATACATCAGAGTTACCTGCAATCGTTGCAGTTGTATTTGATGCAGCATTAGCTAGAGGCCCACGAACTGTAATTGATGTTGGTGAATTGATTGTTGCAATTTGTATATTATCAACACCATTTAATGTGATGAAGTCATTCTCCATAACTTCTTGGTCAAATATTGTTCCGTATCCAGTAACCGTATTTGAAGAAGCTGTGTATGTTATTGTTCCTGTTAATGTGACAGTATCAGGAATCAATTTGCGATAACACTCAATAATTACATAGTTACCAGGAACAACATCTCTTACCCAATCAATATCAAGAAACACTTTGTTCTGATGACGATTGAATCTAAACTGTGGTGTACCTGAGAACAATAGGTTCAAAGTACGAATGTGCTGCATCGTAATCTCATATGAGACATACGAAACAGAAGTAAAGTCATACAGGTCATGCAAGCGTAACTGATAACGCAAATCAAACATATTGATTGACGCATTTGATTGGTCAAACGGAAACACACCAGTTACAAATGATACCGCATCAGGGCAATAAATCCAGCGGCGATTAATATCTTCAGCCGTAATCAGATGCTTCATATACATCTTCTGCTGGCCATCATAGTGATAATCGTTCCAGAAAGAAAGTGCCTCATCAATACGGTCATCTACCTGGTCATCGTCCACGTTAATTTCAATAACAGGAAAACCAAGTTCTCTTAGACAGTATGTTTTGTATTGTGCTCTTGTTGCTGGCTTTGACATATTTTATCCTAAAGCAATGGCAAATGCGATAGCACTTGGGTCGGTTACCACTTGAGTTGTTACAACATTAACTCTACCATTTGCGGAAACAGTAATGATAGGATAATATGATGCATTACCATATGTTCCTGTTGTGATGTTAATATTTGTTACATCGGTGTTAGCAACACCAAATGCAGAATTGGCGTAACTAGCGGCTGAGTTGGCAACACCAAATGCGGAGTTACCATAAGAACCAGCAGCTGCCGAAGTATTTGCGGTTGCAAATGCTGAGTTAGCATAAGATGATGCTGATATAATATTAGTATTTTGTGTAGCATCAATACCAACACCGTTATTAGCAACTAGAAATGCGGAGTTAGCATATGAACTGCCACTATTTGCTACAGCAAAACCAGAATTGGCGTAACTTGCAGATGAGTTAGCAGTATAACTTGGTGTATTAGCGGCAAGGAATGCTGAGTTAGCATATGTGCCAGCATTTGTTATATTAGTGTTTTGTGTTAAATCAACACCATTAATTAAATTTGCAGAAGCAAAAGCTGCATTAGCATATGACTCTGCCGAATCAGCCGCAATGAATATCGTATTGTTGCCATTATTTGCACCCCATTTACCTGAGGTTTCAATCCATAAGAATGATGAATTTGGTTGTGCGCCACGGTCAACTTCAATACCAGCATTAACTGCTGGTTGTGCGGCTTGATTTATAGCTGCATTAACAGTAATAATATTATCTGCGATTAAAACTGTTGTTGTATTGGTGTAAGTTGTTAGACCTGTTACAGTTAAATTACCAGTAATACTTAAATCACCAGCAATTGTGCCACCAGTATTTGCATTGATACTATTATTAGCACGGGTAAAAGCACCGTTAGCATAAGATGCGGCTGAATTAGCAACTGCGAATCCTGAATTGGCGTAAGTGCCTGCATTAGTAATGTTGGTATTCTGAGTCGTATCAATACCAAGACTATTGTTAGCAATTAAAAATGCTGAATTAGCATAACTTGAACCAGAATTGGCAACTGCAAAGCCGCTGTTAGCGTAACTAGCGGCTGAGTTAGCTACATGAGTTGGAGTATTAGCAACTAAGAAAGCCGTATTAGCGTAAGTGCCAGCATTTGTTATATTGGTGTTTTGTGTAACATCAATGCCTAGGCTATTATTAGCAACTAAGAAAGCAGAATTGGCATAACTAGCGGCTGAATCTGCTTCAGCAAATGCAGAGTTAGCTGTGCTAAAGGCACTATTAGCATATGTACCAGCATTTGTAATATTTGTATTCTGTGTAGCATCAGTTGCAGTAGCTGCATTAGCAGCTGCAAATGCGGAGTTAGCATAAACACCAGAACTGTTTGCAGTTGTAAATGCTGAATTGGCATAAGTGCCTGCATTTGTAATATTGGTATTTTGTGTAGCGTCTGTGGCAGTAGCTGCATTGGCCGCAGCAAACGCACTATTCGCATATACACCTGCACTATTAGCAGTTATGAATCCCGAATTGGCATAACTGGCGGCAGAGTTAGCAACACCAAATGCAGAGTTACCATAAGAACCAGCAGCTGCTGAAGTATTTGCGGTTGCAAAAGCTGCATTAGCATATGACTGTGCAGAATTGGCAGTTGAATATGCAGAGTTAGCATATGAACCAGCGGTATTACTTGCATTTTCTCTAGCTAAAGGAATACCACCAGCAGTTGACCCGTCATGGACAACTATTGTTTTTTTATCTGTATCTACAGTAAGTTCAGCAATAACACCAGTAAAAGTTGATGTTTGTGCTGTATTACCTCTTCGTATTTGGACTTGTGTTGACATAGTTGTATTTATAGAGTTCCGTAATCAATGGCATAATATAAAGGATCAGCAACAAATCCATAATCTACCGTTAATCCTTGTGCGCCTGGAGTACCAGCAACTGTGATTGTTTTTGTGATTGAATTGGCAAAGACAACAACACCAGATTCACCTACAAAATTAACTTGTGAATTGGCGGCGGCCGCATTTGCAAAAGTATTATTATTTGCGGTGTATATAATACCAAAACCAAAGTCAGTAGTACCGCCACCACCTGAACCAGCATTTGCAGTATATTGTTTTGAACCATCTGCAAACTGAATGAAACCACCAGTATTAGCTACAAAGTTATTTGCGTATATTGTATTTGCGCCTGCAATTGTGCCGCCAGTTCCAGTACCAGTTGTGATGCTGTTAACTGTTAAAGCTGCTGTAACAGCACTTAAATTGTTTGTAATGGAAATATTTGCAACAGAGATATTTCCGGCACCTGTCATAGTCAGGTTGCCACTAATTGTTAAATTGCCTGTTATTGTTCCACCAGTATTTGCATTAATACTGTTATTTGCTCTTAAAAATGCAGAGTTGGCATAACTGGCTGCTGAATTAGCAACATGACTTGGAGTATTAGCTTGAGTGAAAGCTAGTTGTATTTGTGGAGTAACATTAACTCCACCAACAATTGCACCACCAACTACTGTGAGAACATCGGTAGTTTTATTGTATGTTAGACCAGAATCAGACCCAAGAACACCTGAATCATTAAATTGAATTTCTTGGTTTAATCCTGCGGGACCAGGGTAAGGATAATGAGTGGTAACTACACCTGCTGGTGTGGAATAGAAAAACTTTCCATCACGACTGTTGATAGAAATTTCACCATTAGCTAGCGATGACGGAACATTGCCAGTTAAAGTGGAGTGTTTAAGTTGTATTACTGTGTTTGCCATTAAAATGTACCGCCGACCTCAACCCTTGTTTTATTGGTTTCAGTAGCAAAAATTTCAACAGGCTTTTCTTCAGTCTTTACAGTAATTTTTTTAACAATTTTGGGTGCAGGCGGAATTAATTTTTCTAATTCAGAAATACGAAATTTCATTTCTTCTACTTCTATATTTTTTAAATTCAATTGTTGTGTAATTGAATCTAATGAATTTTTTGTTGTACCAAGCTCTCGCATGGTATCATTTAAAGCAGATTGAATCCTAGATTTC